AGGTATGCACGTAAATGGTGCTTTGATTGCTGATGACGTGCTACGAGACCCAGAAAACCCATTAAATATAGGGCAGATAACTAAAGTAGAAGACCACTTTATGACAGAGTCAATGTTCATACCTTTAAAAGATGCTCCTGTAATTGTTGTGGGTACACCTATGATGCCAAACGACATATTATCTAAGTTACAAAGTGACGAACGATTCAAGGCTAGAGTATTACCAGCACTAGACCCAGTGCCCGGTAGAAGAGTGTTAGCACCTGAAATAATGAGTGAGAAGTACTTGTTAGCACAACAAAAAGCTAGACCTAAATCTTTCGCTTCAGAGTTTATGTTGATTCCTCATTTTGCCACAGAGTCTTATTTTAATGAAGAAGATATCACTAAATGTGAAGATGACACTTTGCGGTCAGTCCCTGCGACTAAAAAATATAAAAACTGGGAAACCGGAGACCAAATCTTTGGGGGCTTTGATGTGGGTAAGAAAAAACACCCATCCCACTTAGTATTGTTTAAAAAAAGGGGTGAGCGGATAGAACAAATTCATTCATCATTTTTAGACGGTTGGAGTTACTCTGACCAGATAGAATATTTGAACGAGGTAGCAGATAACTTTGATTTGGATTCAGGTTATATTGATAACACTAGAGGAGAGTTAGAAGACCGTGGATTAGACGCTAGGTGGAGAGGTATGCATTTTTCACAAAAAAGCAAAAATACCATGGCCGGAGTCTTTGAAAAATTTGTCCATGCTGGTATATTAAAACTAATAAAGGATGAGCGACAGAAGCAACACATTCTGTCTGTAAGCAATGATTTAAAAGCTCCCGATACTCCAATGGGTCATGGGGATGCTTTTTTTTCAATTGCAATGGCATTACAGGCAGCCCATGATACAGCATATAAGTTCGTAGATTTGGGCAGTGCTAATGATTGGTACAATGCTATTAGTCCGGGAGAAACCCCGGAAAGTCGGAGAATGATGCAGGACGATATGAAAGGTATCAGTAAGGAACAACAGAAAAATCCATTGAAGATGGAACCTGTTAATCCTATGGAACGAGCGTCTCTAGCACCAAATCCACAGTGTAAAGAAGCAGTTTGCAGTTCTAATTTCTGGGTTCCAGAAAGAGGATTATGTTTATACTGTGGGTATAGAAAGTAAGAAATAAAATAAAAATAATAAGAAGGAGGACCTTAGTTCCATGACGACAGAAATAACACAACAAGAAGCATCAGATTTAGTAGAATTATCAGACCAAGCAAACGTTATCTTGGAACACAGGTATTTATTAAAAAATACCGACTCTAAAATCATTGAATCTCCAACAGATTTATTTAGACGTGTTGCTAAAGCAATAGCATCTATTGATTCTGACTATATTACTTTACCGGTTGAAACAACTTTAACTGAGCAAGATTTTTTTACAATGATGAAGAACTTAGAGTTTGTGCCGAACTCTCCTACTTTGATGAATGCTGGTACTGAACAAGGGACACTCTCTGCGTGTTTTGTATTGCCTTTAGAAGATAGTATGGAAGGAATAATGAAAGCTTCTCACGATGCGGCTATGGTACAGAAATTTGGTGGAGGTACTGGGTTTTCTTTGTCTAAGTTAAGACCTAGAGGCGATAAAATTCAATCTACTCATGGTATTGCCTGTGGTCCAATCGAGGTTCTAAAGACTCTTTCACGAGTATCTTCTATGATAACTCAGGGCGGTAAAAGAGATGGAGCGAATATGGCGGTGATGTCAATTTACCACCCGGACATTTTAGAATTTATTGAATGTAAATCAAAAGAAGGTGATATACATAACTTTAATATTTCAGTCGGAGTTGATTCTAATTTCATGAAAGCTGTAGAAGGCAATATGGATTACAATTTAATTAACCCTAAAAGCAATGAAGTTGTGGGAACTCTTAGTGCACGTGAAGTATTTAACAAGATTGTTCATGGGGCGTGGAAAAATGGTGAACCCGGAATGATTTTCCTTGACCAAGTAAATAAAGATAATCATGTAATAGATACTTATGGTGAAATGATTGCTACA